CCACGGCAAAACGGTTTTCAAGGAAGCGAACGAGGCAACAAATGAATAAATCATTTTACAAACTTGAAATTGATTCCGCACTTTGGCGTAACTTCAAAATAAAATGTACCACACAAGGCAAAACAATGCTTTCTGTTATTGTTGGACTAATTACTAAATACGTAAATCAGAAGTAACTGTCGCGCAAAAACCCATAACGATTTGCGGCATAACTAAGGATTTTAATTGAAAGATAATTTAGAAAATATAACACAACCGGAATTAACAGACGAAGAAAGCAATTCGTTTGTTGATGCCGAAGTTATTTTGCCGCCCATTTTAGACGCTTGTTGTGGTGGCAGAATGTTTTGGTATGAAAAAGAAAATAGTAATACTTTATACGTTGATAACCGAGAAATAGAGAAGGGGCATTTTCAAAATAATTGGAATCCAAATTGGTGCGTCAAGCCAGATAAGATTGTAGATTTTAGGGAAATGCCTTTTGCTGATAAAAGTTTTAAGATGGTAGTATTTGATCCACCACATTTAACAAGCGGAAGTGAAAAAAGCGTTATAAATAAAAAATATGGATTGCTAAATAAAGAAACTTGGAAACAAGATATTGTTAGCGGGTTTAATGAATGTTGGAGAGTGTTAGATGATTACGGAGTTTTAATATTTAAGTGGAATGAAGCGAACATAAAAGCATCTGAGCTCATAAAGGCATTTCCCGTCAAACCTTTATTTGGTGATTTTACAGGTAAAACAGGGAAAACAATTTGGATGACCTTTTTGAAAATGCCATAGGGCGGTCAAAATAACATTTTGGGCATAACCCGCAAAAGATTAAGGAAGAAATATTGAAAGACAAAAAACAAAATATTACAGAGACCAAAATCAACCCGACAAATACTTTTGTCGGAGTTGATGCCTTAGTTGGTTTGCCGCCTCTACAACTTAATGAGATTTACAATGATGATAGTTTTAAGTTAATTGAGCGAGTGCCCGCCAAAACCGTTGATTTAATTCTTGAAGATATGCCATACAATACAACAGCGTGCGAATGGGATGTTAAAATAGATTTAGAACTTTACTGGAAAACGAGACTTAGAATATTGAAGCCAACGGGCGTAGTTATTTTGACTGCAAGCCAGCCATTTACAACTGATTTGATAGTTAGTAATAGAAAAATGTTTAAATATGAATGGATTTTCCACAAAAATCGTGGGGCAAACTTTATGCAATTAAAAACACAACCCAGCAAAGAACACGAGAATATTCTAATTTTTACAGCTGGCGGAAATACTTATAACGCACAAAGAATATACAGAACTTTTGAAAGTTTGAAACGTGACCCCATTGGAGCAACGGCAAATAGAAAAATTAAAAGCAAGAATGTCCAACATTATGCAGCACAACGCAAAGATAAACTTACTTTAGCTGAGGATGGTATGCGTGCACCTCGGAGCGTTTTATATTTTTCGATCGACGTGGATAGATATTCAGAATTCAAACACCCAACCCAAAAGCCCGTTGGTTTGTTTGAGTATTTGATAAGAACCTATACGAATGAAGGCGAGTTAGTATTTGATGGCTTTGGCGGTTCCGGTACAACCGCCATTGCTGCACATAAATGTAAACGAAACTTTATAGTGATAGAAAAAGAAAAGAAATATTTTGATTTAGCAGTAAGGCGGTTGGACATCGAGCGGGCACAGTACACAATGTTTTAATGAGGCTTGCTAACGGATCGAGCATAAACGGATTGCGTAAACAAAAAGAGAGATTGAATTGAAAGAAAACTTAAACAACATAACTAAAAATCAACAGACGGATAATAGCAATTCGTTTGTTGAAGCCCAAGTTATGCGTTTTGGTGGTGGCTTATGAAAATTGCCTTGTACGATGTGGACAGCAGAATACCAAATTTAGCACTTATGAAGATCAGCGAATATTACAAACAGCAGGGACACACAGTTGAGAGGTTTGAGCCATTGTGGATGGATTCTTATGACAAAATTTTTGCCTCAACCGTGTTTTCTTTTAGTGATAAACCATTGCTTGATAAAGAGCGTATGGAAATTGGCGGAACTGGCTGGGATGTTGATAAAAGTTTACCGCCAGAGATTGAGGCAATGAAGCCAGATTATACTTTTTATAATTATAAACACTCAATCGGATTTACGATGCGAGGTTGCAGATTTAACTGTAAGTTTTGCGTAGTGCCTAAAAAAGAAGGTAAGCCAAAAACATTTAACACGGTTGAGGAAATCTGGACTAATAGAAATAGTGATTTTATAGTCTTACTTGACAATGATTTTTTTGGGAATCCACAATGGCGGGAACGAATAGAGGAGATTAAAAGGCATAACCTTAAGGTAAATTTCTCACAAGGGTTAAACATTAGAATTATAACTGATGAACAAGCCAAAGCATTAGCATCAATCAATTTTAGAAATATAAATAATAAGTCAAAAATGGTACACTTTGCTTGGGATAGATTTAATGATGAGAAGCTGATTGATGCGGGAATAGAACGAGTAATTAAAGCCGGAGTTAAACCATATCAAATGACATTTTATGTTTTAATAGGGTTTGACACAACAGAAGAACAGGACTTATATAGAGTAAATAAATTAAAAAATCTTGGATGTAACCCATTTGTTATGCCTTTTAATCGGGCAGATCGTTATCAGAAACGATTTGCACGTTGGGTTAATCACAAGGCAATTTTCAAATCAGTTAGTTGGGATAACTACAAATGATATTAATTGTAATAGCAATATTATGTTTATTGGTTATAGTGTTACCAATATTATGGAGTATATGGTTTGGTGATTATACCAACTAAACACCACCAAACACGCATAACGATTTGCGGCTTAAACTGCCGCCAAGAATTTTAAGATATGAATAACGGAAACGAAATAATGAACAAAGAAAAACCACAAGCCGATAGTAGCGGTCAGTTTGAAGCCGGAGTTATAGGGCAACCGCAGGACATTGTACATAACCTTGATTTAATGGAAGTGCTTAAATGTATGCCGGATTGCTCTGTGAACTTCGCATTCTCTGATCCGCCTTACAACAAAGGAAAGGATTATGGTGTATATAAAGACAATTTGCCTGACGTTGAATATTGGGAATGGGTAAAAAGTTTTATAGCAGAATATAGACGGATTAGTAATAATAATATAGGAATGTTTGTTGGTGCTGATTTGATAAAAGGATATTGGGACTTAATGCCGGATGCTAAACTTATTGTGGTCCGTAAAGGAGCGATTGGAACACCGTTCAAATATTATTACAGGCAATATAGTGGATTTCTTTGTACCGCACCGCCGAACAAAACGATATATGATTTGTGGTGGGATATTAAACAGCCAGGAGAAGGATATTTTTTTAGAGAAGAAAGATTTTCACATCCCGGATTAACTTCATTAAAACTTACGCAGAGAATATTGAATTATTTTACAAGTAAAGGGCAAATTGTTTTTGACGGTTTTATGGGGACCGGAACGACTGCCATAGCTTGCAAACATTTAGAACGGCATTACATTGGTTGCGAAGTGAATCCGGCATACATAGACATTTATAAACAAAGATTAAAAAATTATGAAAACCAAATGCGGTTGTCCCTATAACGTTTTGCCAGCTTTGCGTTCGTGCTGGCTTTGAAAAACGAATACTTACAATTTAAATAACGGTTGAAATGAGTACAGAAGTCCAAAACACAACGTCCAGCCAGCATGACGCAAAACTGCCTGTTATGCGCTGTGGCGATTGTTTATTTGCTGAAGGCGGCAAAACAGTTAAGTTTAAAAACGGAAAAACTAATGAACTGTACGACTGCACATTGAAAAGCCGAAATGGCAATATAGTACTACATGATTCTGATATTAGACAACTTGTTTGGCACAATTCAAGAGCGTGCCAACATTTTGAAATAATGTCAAAAACGTTAAAAAAACGAGCCGATTTGGACAAAGAAAAATATCATTTTGCATGCGATGGTCATTTTGAGATTGTACCATAGCGCATAACGGCTTTGCCCATAAACGGATTACGGAAATAACAAGGAAATTAAGTTGACAGAAAATATTAAAATATTTAACGAGCCAAACAATCAGACGGAAAAAGTAATTCCGTTTGATGGGCTGGTTAGTTTGCCGCCCAAGTTTACTCATCTCGACTTATTTAGTGGTATAGGTGGTTTTGCGTTAGCAGCCAAAAGCACTTGGAAAGAGAGATATGAGAACGTGGGATTTTGTGAAATAGATAAATTTTGCCAGAAAGTATTGAGAAAAAATTTTGGGAACGACATTAAAATATTTGATGACATTAAAGAATTGAAGGGAGAACAATTTGGAACAGTTGACCTTATTACCGGAGGATTCCCTTGCCAACCATTTAGTGCAGTCGGAAAGCGAGCAGGCAAAAACGATGACCGTTATCTCTGGCCAGAAATGTTTAGAGTTATACGAGAAAGTAAAGCCCGTTGGGTTGTTGGCGAAAATGTTGCTGACATCAAAGATATGGCACTCGATGCGGTGCTCACTGAGTTGGCAAATAACGGCTACACCGGAGAATCGTTTATTATACCAGCTTGTGCCATTGATGCACCGCACCGGAGAGATAGAATGTGGATTGTGGCCCACTCCACGGGCATACCAATCGACAACAATTTCGTTTGGAAGGGAAACGAGCTATTCAATAGCAAAGAAATTTTATGGCCAGAACCTAATAGCATCGTGCCACGAATGGTTGATGGGGTATCCAACGGGCTGGACAGACATAGATTGCGAGCATTAGGCAATGCAATAGTCCCGCAGGTTGCAGAAGTGCTTTTGGCTGCCGTCAAAACCATAGACGACAACCTAAGTAATGAGAGGCGGTCAAACTAACGGGGTTGCAAATAGCTTGCCGCCCCAAAGCAAACACGTAACATAAAAGGATTTACTGATGAATGAAAAGTTTGAAATACAAAATGATAGTTCCGGCGAAGCGGTCAACGCTGATTTGCTTGTTAGTTTGCGCCCCATATTAAACAGAATACTTCCCGAAGATTGCAACAATACCATAGCAAAGCTGCCGGACGCCGTGATAGATTTAGTATTTACTTCCCCGCCATATTTCAATGCGAAGGAATATAGCCAATATGAAACCGTAAATGATTATATGCAGAAAATGGAGCAAGTTTTTGCGGGTATTGAAAGAATATTAAAACCATCCCGGATGTGTGTAATAAATATTAGCCCAGTTTTAGTTGAGAGGGGAAAACGGAGCGAACAAAGCTACCGAATACCTTTACCATTTTATTTTGTGCCGATGATGGAAAAAATTGGCTTTGAATTTTTAGAAGACATTATATGGAAAAAACCAGACGGAGCGGCAATAAATAGAAATGCAGGATTCTTTGTGAATAGAAAACCAGTAGCATATAAACCTAATATTGTTACGGAATATGTTTTAGTGTTTAAGAAAAAAGCCAATTTTTTGATTGATAAAGTATTGCAAGACAATAGCTTTGTGAGCGGGGAATATGAGAGAACTAATGTTTGGGAGATACAGCCGGAAACGAGCAGTTGGCATCCCGCACCGTTCCCACAAAAACTTGCGGAGAATGTGATACGATATTACAGTTATGAGAATGAAATAGTTTATGATCCCTTTGTTGGAAGCGGAACAACTTGCATTGTGGCGGGGAAACTAAACCGTAAATGGATCGGAAGTGAAATTAAAAAAGAATATAGTGAGGCAGCTTTGCAGACGATAAACCAGGATATATTCTTGGCGTCAAACTAACTACTGCATAACCTGCAGGGAATTTATCAAAAACGCAATAACTTATTATGAAAAAAGATGTTGATGTACAAATTTCGATAAAATGGAAAGATGGAAAAAGGGTAAAGTTGGATTTAATTAAAACACTTTTTGGAAAGAAATACTTTCTCTTATGTAACAATAAGAAATTTAAGAGATTAGTAACAAAAACAGAAATAACAAATCATATTCGTGAAATTATCTAAAGAAAAATAAATGGTTGCTTCTATTAAGCTAAAAGATTTTGCACTTAAACTACTGGAACAGAACGTTAATGTTCTGCCCACAAAAATTGCTGAAAAATATCCAAAAGTGAATAGCTGGAAACAGTACCAGGAGCGGATGATTTTAGCAAGCGAACTTCAATCATCTATCACAAAAGATATTGATGGAATTGGTGTTGTAACAGGTAAAATAAGCCAGAACCTTGAAGTGCTGGACTTTGATAACAAGTTAGGCAATATCGAGGAGATATTTAACGATTTTAAGAACACTCCCGACATTGCAGAAATAGTTGAACGCTGCATAATTGAAAGAACTCAGAGCGGCGGATTTCATATTTTTTATCGTTGTGAAAATATTGAAGGAAACCAGAAACTTGCGGCAGTAAAAAAACCTGATGGAAAGTATGAATGTATCATCGAAACCCGCGGCGAAGGCGGCTTCTGCGTTATTTATCCCAGCAAAAATTATGAGAAGATATTCGGCAGCTGGGCAAAGATACCTGTGATTTATCCTGAAGAACGTGATCTTCTCCTGCAAACTGCAAAAAGTTACAATCAGGAAGTTAAAAAGAAAGAGTACAGCGAAAAATCAAACAGAGTTTCTTTGTTCGAAGAAAAGCCCGGCGATGCTTACACAAACAGCACAGAAGGGCTGGCAGAAGCGAAGGCTCTGCTTATTTCAGCAGGATGGAACTTAAAGTACAGCAAAGGCGATGTTGAACACTGGCAGCGTCCAGGTGCAAAAACAAGAGGGATAGATGCAACATTCCGCGATAAAGTTTTTTATGTGTTCTCAACAAATGCTTCACCTTTTGAGGCAAATCATTCCTACACGCCTTTTTCAATTCTAATCATACTAAAGTTTAATGATGATGTAAAAGAAGCGGTGCAGTATCTCATTCACAAAGGTTATGGCCGATGCAAACAGATTGATGAAAAAACAAAGGACTATGAAGGTCCTACTGATCAGTTCTGGAAGGTTGTTAATGTTAAAAAAATTCCACGGTTAATGATTGATAAAGTTAATTTTATCTATTTCCTTGAGCAGCAGGGATACGCTAAAATGTACATTGGAAATGAGTATGTGTATATCCGCGTAAGCGATAACATTGTGAGTGAAGTAACAATATCACACATAAAAGATCACGTGCTGCAGTATATAGATAACCTGCCGACAGATATCACAGTTGATTTTACAAAGTACGATTTGAGAAACGTATTGCTCACGGAATCTAACAAACTATTCGCACCAAGTCTGATGGAATGTATTGTTCCAAAAGCCATTAACATTATGCGCGATACTCAAGAGGAAGCATATTTCTTTTTTAGGAATTGCTGGGTAAGGGCAAATAAAAGCGGAGTTCAGGAGGTTTCTTATTCTAAAATGGATGGCTATATCTGGGCAAATCAGAAAATAGATAAAGATTATTCTGATCCGATGCACGATGATGATTCGCCGTGTGAGTTTGAGATATTTTTAAAAAACATATGTAATGATGAAGTAGATAGGCTGGAAGCGCTTGAAACGGCAATAGGCTACTTATTGCATACCTACAAAGATCCAGCAACTGCAAAGGCGATTATCTTCTGCGACCAGGGCAGTGATAAAACCACAACAAGCGATGAAAGTAATGGCAGATCTGGAAAAAGTTTAGTGGGCAAAGCCCTGGGAATGCTCAGGCGCGAAGTGAGGATAGATGCAAGGAACTTTTCGATGGAAAAGAATTTTGCATTTCAGCAAGTGAACTTTGATACTCAGTTTATAAACTTTAACGATGTTGATAAAAGGTTCAACTTTGAGAAGTTATACAGCATCATTACAGACGCTATAACGATTGAAAAGAAGAACAGGGATGAGTTTAGTATCCCTTTTGAGAATGCTCCAAAGGTACTCATCAGCACTAATTATACTATCGAGGTTGATGGTACTTCTGGTGAGGACCGTAAGTTTGAGATTGAGTTTAGTGATCATTACTCTATCTCACACAAGCCTCAGGATGAATTTGGGCATAGATTTTTTGATGATTGGAGCGAGCTGGAATGGAATAAATTCTATTCGTATATGATGAGTTTAACATCCAAATATATCCGTGAGGGATTGAAGAACTACATTAAAAAGAACCTTTCACGGCGCCTTTTGTTGCAAGAAACTTGTATGGACTTTATGGATTTTATGGAAGATAGAAAAGACCATACAAAGTTTTACACTGGTGATTGCTTCAAAGTATTTGTTGAACAGCATCCGGAGTATAAGAAATTAACTCCGAATACTTTCGGCCGTTGGCTTAAGAAATATGCTATCCATAACAAAATAAATTGGAAAAGCTCCAGGGATGATCAAGGCAGATTCTTTGAGTTTATTTACAACCAACAAAATAACAACCTGTTGGAATTTGTTGGCAGTAATGATGGAGAATTGGAATGAAGTCTGGCTTTTTTACTCCAACACTTCCAACAACTGCCAACAAATTGATTTTTTGTTGGAGTGCAAAAGTTTTGAATATAGCACAGAAACAAAACTTTCTTACTTACTTCCAACACTACCAACACTTTTTATATATTTTATATAAAAATAAATATATAATAAAAAGGGCTTAAAAGTGTATAGTAAAATAGACAAAATAGAGTAAAGTAATATATGCGGAAGAAAGTAAGAAAACTGTTGGAATTGTTGGCAGATAGGAGAAAAGAGATGAATGAAATGGAAAAATTAGTAAAGTTAATTAATGATGCGAAGCGTTCAGCTTTTAAACGAGCAATACAGCAAGCAAAGACAAAGTTATCATCATACATTCGAGAACGATACAATATCAAGAAATCGGATTTAGATGAACAAATATCTATTGCCAATGTAAAATATAATGAAGCAACAGGTGAATTGATTGTATCACATAAACCAATGCCGTTGGTAAAATTTAAGGCAAAACAAATTGGCAAAGGTGGAAGACCTGTTACAAAGTGGACTTTCAAAAAGAGAACAGGAAAGTTTGAGGCAAAAACAAAGAGGAATTATAAAACTGGTGTTAAAGCGACTGTTATTAAGAATAACAGTTTGTTATATCGTTCTAAAGATAAAGAACGAGGTTCATTCATTGCTACAATGAAGCAAGGGCATACAGGTGTATTTATTAGAAAAGGTAAAGATAGAAATATTGTGGAACTCTTCGGAGTGTCTGCATATCAACTTGTCCGTAAACCAGATGGCAAGATACAAGTGCAATTGAATGAATCATTCATTAAAGCATTTGAAGAAAGATTTACTCATGAGTTTAACCGGAAATTAAAGTGATAGGTTCTTTCCCAATATATCTGAAACGAGTTGCAAAGCACCCCAATAATTATGAAATTAGACTAATTTTTTTTCAGTTTTCGTTTCGTTAATATGAATTTATTTAACCTAAAAGGATTTACAATTAATGAATGTTAATCTTATTGAAATACATCAACTGGCAGCCTTTTACGAAGTGGATGAAAGGACAATCCAAAACTGGGAAGAAAAATTCATTGAAAAAAAATATGGTCCAACAAGAGTTGAGCGTGGTAAATATGACTTTGTAAAATTTGCAAGGAATATTTATAAATTACTGAAAGAAGAAAATGAAGTTGCAAAACAGGGAATTGATGAATCAACATATAAGTTGCGTAAAGAGTTCCAGATAATGCACAATGAAGAAAAAGCAATAAAACTTAATCTTCTTAAAAAAAATTTAGCTAACGTAAATACTCTTACCCAGGCATTTGTGACTGAAATAAAAATGATTTCACACAATCTGCGATCATTAAAACCAAGACTTAATTTAAAATTAAATGGTACAGATGAAACGTTAAAGATAATTAGTGATGAGATTGATGATATGTGCAGGACAATTTCAAAATCAAAACTTAATTTAACTGAAGAATTTATAAATGATGATGAAGAACAGTAATGTTTATCTATGATGAAAATATTGCTGAAATAATAATGAAAGGCAGAGAAGCATTGCTTCCACCTCGTGAGATATCAACAACCGAATGGGCGGATGAAAATCGTTACCTTCCGGCTACTGCAAATATACCCGGGAAGTACAACAGCCGGGTAACTCCACACGTAACGGCAATACAGAATGCATTTGATGATGTATTAGTTGAAGAAATTACCTTTATGGGTTCAGCTCAGATTGGCAAAACTACTATCCTTGAAAATATAATTGGTAAAATAATTGATGTGGACCCACAACCAATATTATTTATGGCACCTACAAAAGATGTTGCTAAAATATTTAAAAAAGAAAAACTTGATCCGATGCTCGAAACAACTCCATCATTAAGGAATAAAATTTCTAAACGCAAAGCAAAAGATTCTGATAATACTGCTCTATATTTAAAATTTATTGGTGGATTTATTGTATTTGTTGGTGCCAATTCTCCACACGGTTTAAGGCAACTGTCTATTCCGATTATTATTAGTGATGATATTGATTCAATAGAAATCGGATCAACAAAAGAAGGTGACCCGGTATTACGTGCAGAAAAACGTTCACAGACATTTTTGGGAAGAAGAAAAAAAGTCCGGTGTTCAACTCCTACAATTTTAAATTCAAGCCGAATCCATTCTTTCTATATGCAAGGTACACAGGAAGAATATTATGTTTATTGTCCTCATTGTGGTGAAAGACAGGTATTGAATGAAGACAATATTACCTGGGAAAAACAAAAGGATTTATTCAGCGGAGTGGTGGAAAACTTTCCAGGTACTGCAACGGTAGCTTGTAAAAATGGTTGTATAATAACTGAACAGGAAAGACGTGAAATTCTCTTAAACGGAACCGCAGAATTTGTTGCGAAATATCCCGAAAGAAAAAAACATCGATCGTTTAGAATAAGTGAAATATCATCAACTTTATCAACACTCGAAGAGATTGCAAAAGCAATTATTGATGCAGGTGATGATCCCGAAAAATTAGAAACATTACACAACCTTGTATTTGGAAGACCTTATAAGCGCGAAGAAGCAGAAGAACTTGATGATGCAGATTTTATAAAGCGTTGTGAAGATTACTATACTGAAGATAATCCTTTTATTCCTGATGGAGTACAACTGATTACAATGGGTGTAGATGTTCAGAAGGATCGAATAGAGTTTGAGATTGTTGGCTGGGGAGTTGGAGAAGAATCCTGGTCACTTGTTTATGATAAAATTTATGGTTCATTTGATGACAAAAAAGTACAGGATGAATTAGATAAAATTTTAGATTATACTTTTATAAGAACTGATAAAGTAGAATTAAAAATTAAAATTACATTCATTGATTCGGGCTATCAAACGCCAAGCAAAGCAGTATATGAGTTCGTTCGTTACAGAAGAAACAGAGGAGTGTATGCAATTAAAGGTGTTGGCGGATATGGTAAACGCCTGTTATATGGAAAACATCTGGCACATAACAAAACAATTGAACTAATTACAATTGGAGTCAATGAAGCAAAAATGATTATCTATTCCCGGTTGAAAAGAGTAATTGAACCTGGACCAAAGTATTTACACTTTAATTCCAGGTATAATGATAGTGAATACTTTCAGATGCTTACTGCAGAAAAAGCGGTGAAAAAAAATACAGGTGTTCTTGAATATGTAATCTATAAAAAGAAAAAAGAAAACATCAGGAACGAAGCCCTTGATTGTAGAATATATGCCTATGCTGCACAGGCATTCTTATTACCGAAGTATGAAAAGTTAAAAGAGAAGAATGACAGGATAGCGTTGTCATTAAAAGAAACTGAACCGGATAAAGTAACTGAACCACAACTTTTTGAAGAATCCGAAAAAAGTGTTAAAGAAAAACCAGGTATGAAATCCGGTAGTAAAAAAATTAAGGTAAGAAAAAAAATAACAAATTATTTTTAAATAGTAATGAACACAAAAGCAAAAAATAATCTTTGCAAACATAGCAATAAAACAGAATGGTGTAATAACAGAAACATTAAGAAAATGTGTGGTGTTACAGCAAAGTGTTGTATAGTTTTTCCAGGAATAAATTATCAGGACTGTAAATATTATCAAATCAGAAGTAATAATGCCGGGAATAATTTAAATAAAAATTTTGATCTTAACATTAATCTTTATAATCTGAAGAGTTGATATGGAACAGATAAGAATTGTCATCTATCCGCACAATGCGGAAAAGTTATTAAAAAAACTTGAAAATAAAACATCTCCTACTCAATATATAAATGAAGTTATAGAAGAACTATTAAAAGGAAAATTAATAAAACTTGATGAAGAAAACCACGCAGTGATAACTTCCCTGGCCAATTCTGAACTGCAAAAAACATCAGATGAAATTGTTAACTATATTCTTTCATCACATAAGTATATCGTTGAAATAGAACAAGAAAAACCTAAATTTATTATTCCTAAAAACCTGAAGAACAAAAAGATAAAAGTCCATAAAAAAATAACCAACAATTACTTCTAACTACTGCGTCATATTACGTCACTAAATGACGTGGTATCAACAACTCTTAAATATTTAATTAGCATTAGAAATTAATGGAAGTTTTTAATGCCTAACATAGAATTAACTGAAGATCAGATTTTCTGGAAAGAAGTTGCAGAAAATCTTAAAGATGTTTATATGAAATTATCTAAGCAAGAGCTTGCAGAATTTCAGATGGATGGAAGAGTGTATAATTTTATTAATCGTGCTGAATTGCTTGATGAAATTACCAGTGCTGAAATAAAAGCAGGAATAAAAAAACGTGCAAAAAAAATACTTATAAAACTTTAACTAAAAAAGGGAACCTAAAATGAAACACTTATTTTTATCTTTACTTATATTTATCTTGTTAACCTCACTTATCCAATCTCAGGAAAATGTTACAATCGAAAAATCAACAGATTATCTTACAGTCTCCTGGTCAACTGCAGTAGATAGCAATTCAACAGTTTATACAAAACCTTTTTCATTACGCAGCTTTGATGCAGTAGATTGGTACACTTATCCAATTCATTTTTCAAAACTTCAATCATCCGTTAAAAACAAACCTTTTATTACTGTAACCATTGAAGGCAGTGATGATAATTTTGTAACATATAAGACGGTTGATACAGTGGGAACATTATCGGATTCTCTTGAAACACTTTATGCGGGAGTAATAAACTGTAATCCGACTACATTTGGAAAATTTTATACATATAGATTAAAAGCAATAGGAACTACAGATAACAGGAGTGATGCCATCTTGAAAGTCTTTCTTCATCTGACGGTTCCAGATTTAATAAAATTTTAATTATTAAAATTTATGTTTATAAAAAGAATATTCAGCAGGTTGTGGGGTAAAAATCACTGGAAAGGGACACGCAACTATAAAGTTGCGGTCTCTGACCGGTTAACTTCTTCCTGGCAAATCGGAATAGAAAAAATAAATGATGCAATTAAAGCAGGTCTTATTCGTGTTCGTGGTCTTGCTCGTGAATTGTTCAAAAATAATGACTATGTAAAAGGATATATAGGCAGATCAATTGCGGGTATTGTAGGACCAAACGGTTTTACTTTTCAAAACAATGCAAAATTATCAACCGGTGAATATGATGAAATATCTAATAACATAATTGAAAATGCCTGGGAAGAATGGTGCAAAGCTGAATATTGTACAATGCAAAAGAATATTTCATTCCTTCGTGTTCTCTGGCTCTGGATAATTCAAAAGAAAAGAGATGGTGAAATTCTTTTTAGAGTAATTGAAAATCCGAGAGTAAATAAATTTGGATTTTCTCTTGAATTACTTGAACCAGATATTTTAGATCATAATTACAATGAAGAACTTCCCAATGGTAATAGAGTTATTATGGGAGTTGAGTTAAATTCCTGGAAACAGCCTGTTAACTATTACTTTAAAACTGAATCGCAGGTATCAAATAGATTAAATTTGAAAATCCGTGAAAAAGTTTCTGCAGATGAGATTATTCATTTATTTGAATTCACTCATTCGGATCAGGTGCGTGGAATATCTGATCTGGTTCAATCGATGCTGCCTTTGCATAATCTTGATTTATTTGAATCTTCTTCTTTAACCAATGCTATAGCATCAGCTAGAAAAATGGGTTTTATTGTTACTGAAAAAAACAGTCTTGGCTCAGATTATGAAGGTGATGATATGGATGAAAATGGTAATGTTATTAGTGAGTTTGAAGAAGGAAGCATTGAAGAATTACCAAAAGGGAAGACCTTTGTGGGATGGGAACCCAAATATCCAACGGAGCAGCATCCCAGCTTTGTGAAATCAATTTTAAGAAGAATTTCAACCGGGTTGCGTACTGCATACAATCCTCTTGCAAATGATTATGAAAGTGTAAATTTTAGTTCTCTCAGAGCAGGTAAAACGGATGAAACAGATAATTATCTTATGGAGCAAAACCTGATAAAAGAAGGAATATTAAACCGGTTATTCCCACGCTGGCTTAGAATGGCAATGATTACAGGTGCTGTTCCTATTGATTATATTCACTTTGAAAGAGTATGTAAACCTAATTTTCAAGGAAGAGGTTTTCCATACGTTGATCCCGCAAAAGAAGTAAAAGCTGATCTTGATGCGATAACCAATAACATAGATACTTACACCAACGTATGTAGAAAAAGAGGTTACTCGTTTGTCGATTTAATTGAAACACGTGCAAGAGAAGAGTTAACTATAAAAAAAGCAGAAGAAAAATACAAAGTGTCTTTAATGCATACTGATAAAAAGCAAAATGAAAATGTAATAACAGATGATAATGATAATGGAGAATAATTATGTTTGAATTAACTAAAGCTGATTTTGAAAAATTAAAAACAAGAGGTCTTTCTTACAGAGAAACTCCACTTGTTGGTTCTACTTTTAACGAAACTGATAACAGTATAGATACAATAATAGCTACAGAAAATCCGGTAATAGTTTATGACTGGGAAAATTCATCCTGGACTGAATTAAAACTAATGAGAGAAATTTTAATTATTGACGAAAAATCAGTAGTGTTTCCTAAAAATAACCAGGTGCCCCTTCTTGATTCTCATCAATCCTGGGAAGGGACAAAATCTGTTAAAGGTAGTATCAGAGATTTGCGGATTGAAAATTCTAAAGTTGTTGGAAAAACTTTTGTTTCTTCAGTAGAAAATGAACTTGCAACAAAAATCAAAGAAGGACATTTGTGCAATACATCTGCAGGTTATACAGTTTATAAAAATAAATCTTATCGTTTAAAACCTGGTGAATCTAAAATAATAAAAGGGCGTGAATATAAAAATGATTTTGGTGATGATCTTGATTTGATGATAAGGTTAAAATGGAGTTTGAACGAAGGTTCTGTTGTTGTTTGGGGTGCGGATCAGTTCTCTTCTTTCAGAGAAGAACCTGCTGATTATGTTCCTGAAGATGTCGATAAAAACAAATACTTTTTATTTAATAATAATAATCCAAGGAGAACTAAAATGGATGAAAAACAAATTCAGGCTTTGATTGAACAGAAAGTCAACGAAGCTAAAGAACAGGTTCGTAATGAGAACAAAGAAGCAGCAACCGAAGCAATTCGTGTTGCAAACATTTATTCAATTGCCGGAGATTTTCAACGTAATCTGCCCGGAATAGATTTAATTGCAAAGGCAAAAGAATATGCTGATGGAAAGAAAACATCGGAAGAATTCAGAACTTACGTAATGGCTGAATTCAAGAATCCGGAAGCAATTCGTAAACCAAATTCTGAGCTTGGCTTAACAAATGATGAAGTAAACAAATTTTCAATGCGAGAAATTGTACTTGCTGCAGCTACCGGAAGTGTTGATAAGCTTGGTGTTGTTTACGAAGCTTCACGTGAGCTTGCACAGAGATTCGGAAAAACTCAGGATAAAAATAATATTCACCTTCCTTTTGAGTTTCAGAAAAAAAGAATTACATCAAAAGGATTAACTCCTGAAATGGTGCGTGAATTAACAGTATCACCTGATTCCGCAGGTGGCTATACAGTGCAGTATCAATACATTGAAAAATCTTTCATTGAATATCTTTATGCATCCAATCCTTTAACCGCTCTTGGTGTGCAAAATGTTGAAGGATTACAGGGCAATATTCCAATGACAAGAGAATTAACCGTTCCGACATTCTATATGGTTGCAGAAGGTGCACCGGTTACTGAATCATCTCCAACATTCGGGCAGGATGTGATGTCTCCAAAAACAGGCGGTCAGTTAATTAATCTTTCACACAAATTCTTAACTCAGAATTCAGTTGGTGGTGAAGAATATGCAAACAGAAAGATTGCTCTTGGCATAGGGCTTGGCGTTGCATATTATGCACTGTATGGTACAGGAACTACTCAACCGGTTGGATTAAAGAACATTACAGGAATCGGCGGTGTTGAAGGTTCGGGCTTCACAAGAGCAAAAGCATTGTCGATGTTATCGCAGATCAAAACATCAAATGCAACCCAGCTTGGCGTGCCTCAATGGTTGTCTAATTCAGAAGTAGCATCTCTGCTTTACAACGTTGATACTACTACAGGATATGGCAAATGGTTGCTTGATGATGTAACGAACAAAATGACAGGTTACAATTTTGCTGAAAGCAATATCATAGAAGATAAAGATTTGTTTGTTGGTATCTGGAATTCTTTGATCATCGGTTACTGGAATGCAATTGAAATAGTTGCAAATCCTTATGGCAGTGGTTTTGCATCAGGACAAATTCAGGTGCGTGGACTTGTTGACTTTGATGTATTTGCAGAGTATCCAACTGCTTTTGCATTGGCTGAAGACGTTTCTGCTTAGTGTTATTTCTATCCAGGTTGGTTTTATCAACTGACCTGGATTTCTTATTAAAAAATTAATAATTATTCATAATAATGGATGGTATATGAAAGACTATAATCGTAAAGAAGATGTTGATAAAGTTGAAACATTAAAAATACTTAAAGATACTTATGTTAATGGCCGATTTATCAAAGCCGGTCAGGTTGTTAAATTATCAGGCAACGATAAACTAACTCTGCTTTTTACTAAAAAAGCTGAAGTTGTTGAAACAAAAGGTGAAAAGGCAAAAGAATAATGATGCCTGAAAATATTGATGATTTAACTTTTAATAACATTCCGCTCGGTGTTGGCGGACTTGTGGATGCTTCCGTTACTAAAACTGTTGAGGATGAGAAAATAACTATTTCTTTTCCTGCTTTATTTTTTAATGGATTTGAAGTATCACAAATCTTTGGAATTCCTGTTGAAGATTCACAACCCCGGGCTAAAGTTAAATCTAAAGATGTTCAGCAAGTTAATCGTGCCGATATAATTTTTATTAACAACAACTATTACAAAATAAAATCAATCGAACCTGATGGGCAGTTTTTTTCCTGGTTAAAACTTGGTGAGAGTAATGGCTGATACTTTAACTAAAGAAAAAGCTATAATAAAGGATTTAATCGCTGCCCTTTCGGACATTAGTCAGGATGAAGGTTACAGAACTGATATAGGTGATAATATAAAAGATTGGAACACTCTGCCGGTTCCTTCTTTTGAAGAAGATGAAACAATTGTTATGGATGTATCTGCAAATCACGATGAACAAAATGAATTTGCTGCTTACCATAAACAAACATTACGTATTGAAATTGTTTCGATATTTATTAATAATGAAAACCCAGTTGATGTTTTACGTGATGTATCTGCAGATATATATGAATGTATCGGCAACAACAAGTCATCTTTTTACTCAAAATATAAAGATGTTGTGTTTACACCGATAAGCAGAGAAAAAGAAATTAAGGAAGATGCACAAAATCTTATTTCTGCAATTAAAATAGTTATTGATGTTACTTATTCTACTGAACCCTGGTTAATAAATGAAGCGGAGTATAATAATGACGAAAAATGAAATGCGTGAAAAAGGTTTTATTGTTCTGGAAAAAATACACATTATTATTTTTTTAATAGCCTTCATTTTTACTATGGGTGCTGCAATAGGTGTGGCTCAGTTTCAGATTTCAAGGCACGAAGAAAGAATCAAATGTCTTGAAGAAAATGATATTATGTTAATTGAAATAAAAATTAATCTAAAAGCATTAATGGAAAAACAAGGTATTAAATACCAGGAAGCAAAAATCGGTAGGTGAAATGATGAAAAATTTTATAATTAAATTATTCCAGTTCCTTGCAAAAGCAAACAGTGAAGATAATAACTCACCAAGTATGATTCGTGCACTGATAACCTACTCGGTGCTAATGTTTGCACCTGTAGTTTGTTTTGTGATGATATGGACTGTGGTGTCTTATAAAGAATTGCTTATCCCTGTATTTACAATATTTACCGGACTTTTTTCTGGATTATTTGCTTTTAAAGTCTGGCAAAAAACAAAAGAGGAAAATAATGTTAACTGATAAAGATTTTTTGGAAGCAGCAGATTTACTTAATGTTCCGGTTGCAGTAATAAAAGCAATTGACGAGGTTGAAAGTAAAGGCAATGGATTCCTTCCTACCGGCGAAGTTAAAATTTTATATGAACCTTTTACCTTTGGAAGATTGACAAATCATAAATTTAATGGTAAAGCAACTGTAATAAATAATTCAATTTATCCCCTATCACTAAAGGGTAAATATAACAAGGATTTATGCAATTATGGTGATGTTAGTATTCAACACGCTAAACGCAGGGCAGCAGCAGCATTCGATCCGGTAGCTGCTAATAAATCCTGTAGCTGGGGAAGATTCCAGCTGATGGGCTTTAATTACAATGCCTGTGGATATGAAAATGTTTTCGATTTTCTTAATGCAATGGCAGATAATGAAAGAAAACAATTGTTTGCATTCTGCAGGTTTATAAAAAGTTGTGATCTGGATATTCCTTTACGCAAACGCAGCTGGGAAAAATTTGCAGAAGGTTATAACGGACCTTCTTATAAACAAAATGAATACGACGTTAAAATAGCAAAAGCATTTGCAAAATATTCAGGTGGTGGAAAATGAAAAATAATTATATATATACTGCAATCGTACTGTTGCTGTTAATTTTCTTTTATGTTCTTTTTTTTCACGATAACAAAACTACAAACACGGTTAGTACAGGTGTTTCAGTTGGGAATGTAGTTATCGAAGCTAAAGAAGGTAAGGCGGATACTACGATTAAAGCATCAAAATATTTATATAAAGAAAAGCATCTGCCGGTTATTAAAGAACCCGAAAGTTCTGTTTTTGAAATTGAAAAAAAAGAAGAAAATTTTGATTTAAAAGCTACTGTTACTACTTATCCGCAGACAGATTCAATAATAACTTTTTTTGACATTGATATAAAAAATAAAGAAATATATCGTGTTGATACTTTCCGTTTATATCAGGTTGATACATTAACAATAGAAAAAACTGAAACAATTTTTGAAGACCATTTCTGGCGTGATAGCGGTATTGGTGCACTGGTAGTTATACTAATTGAATTTACAATATTTATGTTTTTAGCCGGGAGTTAAAATGAAAAATTTATTAATAATAATCGTCTTTTTCTTATCGCAAATAATTAATGCACAGGTAACCATACAGGAATACAGAGGTGTTACAGGCACTTCAACCGATACTGTTATTATTGGTTCACCTGTTTATAATGTTACTATTCGTTTTGAAGAAACATTTAACGATACTTTAACATACTGGACTGAACCAAATCCTGTTGAATCAAGAAAAGGTAAAATAGTTGGCAACCAAATTGTTAACCTCAAGTTCGGTTCACCTGTTTCAAAGATATATTTGAGGGCAAATGGAAATAATAAAAAAAGAGTTGTAACAGCAGTACTAAGTGGAGCGTATGAAGTAACTAACGTAAAAACTGAAATTAATTTAGATTCTCTTAAACTTGGAACTGCTTATTGTCTATTCAACGGAAAAGATTCCGTAAGGTTTGGAGTAACTGCAGCAGGTGATTCTGTAAGTAACTTCAATCCAAACTTTAAGTATAAATACGTTTACTTTTCTTATCAAGATACAGGTTCAACTGCTGCTCTTGGTGGTTTGAGTGACACTCTTTATGCTTATTCCTATAACTCAGATTTAGCGGTTTGGGATGTTGTTGGATGTATTGAGGTAAATACAGGTAATGTAGTTTCCCCAATAGTTCCGGGCAGTGGCAACAAAAGAATGTATCTCGTAAACATAGCCAGACCGTATCAAGTTCAGATTATTCTTGGCAATACAGGTGGTGGATGGATTGCAGGCAGAAAAGGATATATATCTTGGAGTGGAAGAAATGACTAAGTTAATTATTCTCTGTTTGATGATTGTGCAAGTTACATTTGCACAGTTTGATAACTTTGATTTTTTTAAAGCTAAAATTAACAAAGATGTATTTGTGGCACAAGTAACTCCAACAACAACTGTATCAGTTCAATTAAGAGGGACTGGTGATATAATATTTGACTGGGGTGATGGAAGTCAGACAACTTATACTTTAAATACAAGTTCAAACACTACTTGTTCACATAGTTATTCTTCTACATCTACTGTAACTTTAAGGATTTATCAAAACAGCAGAATTACAAGAATGGAAAATTTTTCTAATGTTAATTGGACTTTTGATTTATTACAGTTGTCGAAAGATTTAACATATTTTGCTATTGGTGGTTCAAATGTAGTAACAGGGAGTCTTACTTCATTACCATTAGGAATAACCTTTATTATTATATCTGGATTGAATACAGTTAAGGGTTATACTTCCAACAGGATATGGGCTAATAATTTCGACTATCTTTATTATAGACCAACAGCGGGAAATGGTTTAAGTTCAACAGAAGTAGATAATCTATTAATTGATTTAGCAAATGTTTCTACGTTCAAATTTAATAAAACGATTGATGTTGCAGGAAACAATAATGCCCGAACTTCTGCAAGTGATGCAGCAGTAGCAATACTTTTATCAAAAGGCGTAACGGTAGTCACTAATTAAGGAAATATGATGGGTTTAAGAATAGAAAAAACAGATGTAAACAGATTTTATCTTGTAAGAAATGATACAGAGCTAATTAATTTTGGCTGTTTAGAAGAAAATGCAGAACTTGAAACTGGACAACCTTATCTTGAAACTTTCTTTACTGAAGAAGAATTAAAAAAAAGAGTTAATAAGCTTATGAATGATGAAAGTTATTATGATAATTCAAAACTGAAAGATATATGATTTACTTACTCTACATATTAGTTTTAATCTTTACCATTTGGCTTAACAAAGAATTTATAGATGACTCTGCGTTTAAACCAAAAGAAAATAACGAATGGCACGTTGCACAATTCTGGCAATTAGATAATCCATTTACCTGGAATTATTTCTGGACTTTATTAAAGCCATTGATAGTATTTGGCTTTTTCTATCCAGCAATTTATGATATAGGCTTGAACCTTGCACGAGGAATGGATAGCATTTGGCACAAAAGCAAAAACGATGTGCCTGTTTTCATAAAAATAATTTTAATCTTAACTGGATTGGTAATTTTAATAAATTAAGAAAGGATAATAAAATGGCTGAATCTAAATATTCAGGGATTAAAGCTGTAGAGTACCAGGCAACCGGTGGAAACTGGTCTGCTGCTGTTTCTCTTGGCGAAGTAATTGATGACAGTGAAGGCTACAAAGCTGATGTAAAGACTGTTGGTCTTTCGCAAGGTGCTGAACTTTATGCGGGCAAAGAAAATTCTTTCTCCTGCAAAGTTTATGATCTTGCAAAATTCGATGCTCTTGAAACATTAATGAAAGAAGATTCTAAAATAGATATCCGATTTAAGGATATGGAGGATAATTACCACGTTGTTGTTGTTGGTGGTTTGCCAATTGTACAGCGGATTTACGGAGTAAAACCTGGCGAAAGAAATCATTTCATTTTTTCTGCTAAAATATTTACTACATAAAACTATAAACCTAAAATATGGTTATCCCCGGTGATATAAACACCGGGTTTTATTAGAAAGGAAATAAAATGTTTAGTGGATTAAAAATTTTAAGCATATATGATCCGGCACTAAAGCTGGTAGTACAGTTAAATAAAATATCCCCTGATGGAGAAATTAAAATAGCCCAACCATTAACTACTGAAGTTGTAAATGGTGGTCAGATCTATTCTGGCGATGAAAGCTACATTAAGATTGAATCTTATGATATGGATCAATTCACCCAGCTTGAAACCTGGATGAAAAATAAAACACCATTAAGAGCTGTTGGATATGGAATTGATGAACATCTGTTATGGTACGAAGATAGTTATTTAACAGTTCAGAAAAATTTTAAAGTTAAACCTGGCGAAAGAAATAGTATGACTGTAAGAATGCAGCGAAAAGGTGGCGTGCATAATATAAAAACAGGAAGAAATCTTGTTTATTTACACGCAGGCTGGGCAGATAAAATAATAGTAAATGAAATAGCTGATAACTACGAACTGATTGGTAATGAAGCTTTGCATATTACCCCCAGCTTTGATCAAGGCCAACAAAAATTAGTTGCAAATGATGACGGTGCAATTGGAATTGATTTTGTTAATACAGATGAATTAATATTCCCTGTAAGCGGCGTTGATTTGTACTTTACCGGGAATATTGATGTCGGTACGATGTCATCACCGCAGGTTAAACGTATTACAATTGCAAAAACAAACAATGAAGAAACTAATTATGATTCTTTTTATGATATAGTAACCCAAATAACAACACCTGAAAATACATATTCTTTTTCCTTTAGCTGGTTACACGAAGCAACTTTTGGAACCAGAGAGCAGTGTATGATATTTTCATCGCCGTATATGGGTGTTGAACGAACTGATTACGAAATACTGGATTAGTTAATATGACTTACAAACCTTTATCCGGAATAGAATATCATCTAGCGGAGCCAACGCTTGAGAATTATTATAAAATAAAAAAAATAATGCTCAGAAATTCTGCTTTACCTTTAGAGGCAAAAATTCAAATCTGCAGAGAACTAAAACTTAGTGAGGAAGAAATTAAAAAAATTCCTGATTTAAGTCAGTATTTGCAAATCCAGGGAATAAAACTTCTTGCAGGTTTAAGCAATGAAATTAAAGAACAGATTCCTAAAATAAGCATTGATATTAATCCTGAATTCAAACTGTTAAGCACACTTGAATTTTATGATGAAGTTTATAAAAATATTTTCCAGGAAAAACAGGAACCATATCAAAGGGAAAAATTAAACTTCAAAGAGATTAACAGGGCTTTACAGGATTTTTTTTCCTGACAGGACGGCTTTTATGCAGGCTGTCCAAAAGATTAGAGGATTTGGGACATCTTCCTTCTACACCTGAACCGGGTAAGCGGAACGAGTGGGATGAGTATAACAAACGTCTCACTCTTTTCCGCAGTGAATATGTCTATAATAAATTGCCTGTTTTTGAATTTTATATTTTAAGAACAGCAAAATCAGTTACTGAATATTTTGTGCTAATGAAAACAAGAATAGACGAGCTTGATAAATTTATTTTAAATGCTTTTGCAAAAGGTTTTGATTAATGGAAAATAATAGAGAAATAAAAATATTGCTTTCTGCTGATGGTAAACAGTTTGAAGCAGTCATCAAAAATGGTGACGAGCTTATAAAACAAATAAAATCATCTTCAAAAAGTATTGGTGATAATATTACACAATGGGGGATAGCAATGACTGGAGTTAATCAGGCGTTGCAATTAGCAGAGAAAACCTGGTCATTCTTATCAGAACCAATTAAACACGCTGCTGAAATGGAAGTGCTTAGAAGTGCTTTCAAAGGTACAGCAGATGATATTGAATTGTTGCGTAAAGCAACTGCAAACACTGTAAGTGAAGCTAATCTTATTAAACTCTCCAATCAAGCAAATGATTTAGGAATATCGATGGAAAAACAAGCTCTGTTATTTGCTCTTGCAGAAGATGCAGGAGATAAATACGGCGGATCACTTGAGGAGAATTTTAGAAAAATTGTATTTGCTACGGAAGGGAATACAAAAGGACTAAAAGATTTAGGAATACAAAAAGAAGAATATCAACAGATTGTAGAAGCACTTGCAAAAACACACGGAGATGAAATTAATAATCTTGATGCGGAAACCCAAAAGCAGATAAGGCTTGAAGCAATACTGCAAGCTACTGGAATTACAATTGATGATGTAAAAAATAAAACACTAGATAGTAAAGATCAGTTTGAAGCAGCTGCGGTAAGAACTGAAGAATTTGCTATTGCCCTTGGAATGAAATTGCTTCCTGGTGTTATTTCTGTACTTGAAGGATTTGGAAATTTAACCGATATAGTTGGTGATTTAATAGGTCTATCTGAAACTAATACAGAAGCTACAATCAAGCAGGCAACAGAATTTAATGCTTTAATTGGCATTGTGATGGATGTAAACGCAGGAGAATATTCACGCAATGAAGCAATAAAAAAACTGAATGAAAAATATCCTGAGCTGTTAACAAATATAAATTTAGAAACAGCAAGCTATGATGAACTTGCTAAGGCACAGGCAAGGGCTAATGAAGAATTCCTTAAGAAAATTAAATTAGCTGCTGCACAGGATATGATTAAAGAGTATGATGAAAAATTAATGAAATCGCAGAAACAGAGTTTCATTGCTAATTATCAGATGCAACAGGCAACTGATAAAAGTACTCGTGAATTCTGGCAAAGTATGGTTCAATATGAAAAGAATGCAATGGAAGAAAGTAAGAAAGATAGGGACAAATTTATGCAATCCCTGGATGAAGATACAAAGAAACTTCTTGCAGGTGCAAATAATACGATTATGTTCGGACCTGAAAATAAACCGGAGAATAATAAACCGACTACAAAAGGAACAGGTAAATCGTTCCAGTCTCCTGTTGAATTTATTGATGATAAAGCTTTTGAAGATAATCTTAGAAAGATACTTGAATTAATTGATGTTTATATTCAAAGCAACCAGGAAGTAGTTGATAGTAATACAAAAAATTATTTTGAAGAACAAAAGGCACTTGAAGAATTAAGCCTTGCTAAAGAAAAGTATTCTGCTGATGGTATAAACAAAATATACGAAGAAGCATTTGCAAATAATATTAGATTGATGAATACACAGGCACTTAACAGTGCTTTAATTAACGAAGAACAAAATTTATTAAATGCAGAACAACAGATATATAATGCAAGAGACATATTACAACTCAGGAGTGCTGAAGCAGAAAAAGATAGAATAAGCAGAAGAATAAATCTGCTAAAACAGGAATCTCTTGCAAGACAGGAAGCTGTAAAAAACGATATCCTTCAATCTGCTAATCAATACAATACTGCTTTTTCTCTTGGTAAAAATTTAGAAGCAATTACAAAACAAAGAATAAAAGGAATAATAGCAGAAGCAATTGCAACTCAAATTGGTAAAGTTATTGCAAGTATTCCTTTTCCTTTTAACCTGTTTGCTGTGCCTTTGGCTGCAGCGTCATTGCAGGCTTTATTAGATAAACTTATTCCTTCATTTGCTACGGGTGTAACTAATTTTAGTGGTGGTTTGGCACTGGTAGGTGAACGGGGACCTGAACTGGTAGATATCCCACGTGGAAGTAATGTATATCCTAATTCTGTTACCGAAAGAATATTTAATAATGAAACTTCTTCGGGTTTTTCTTTAATTGCAAAAGAAATAAGAACTCTTGGTGACAGAATGGAAACTATTGAAAGAAACATAATAGTTGATCCATATATATTCAACAAAGGTATGGCGAGCTATTCTCAGACGATTAAAGAGATAGGTGCGTAATGTCTTTTATTATAATTGCTCAAAGTTTACTTTTTGAGAATCATTTTGGCAATAAATTTCAAATAAAGATATATCAGGATTTATCAGTTGAGGGAACTCCTGATCCGGTTATTGTTGAAATAGTTGGACAGCCAAAATTACGAAGAGGAAATTCTTCTGCAGAAAATAAAATAAATAATATTAATGTAACAACAGTTGATATTACTTTGCGTGATGATGATTTGTTTTTGTATGACAGGTTAACTACAGAGGATCAGGAAAAGTTTTATTGTGAAATATTAAAAAACAATAATGTGCTGTTTGTTGGTAGAATAGCAGTGCTTAATTCAAAGACGCCTTTGCATCTTGATTCATTTAATCTTTCACTTAAAATTTATGATGGACTTGAAACACTGAAGAGCGAAACTGATTTCGATGCATTAACAAAAGGCAATAGCAGCATTGCACAGTTTTTTTCAGAAATATTAAACAAAATAGGGTTTGGACTTAATCTTGAAGCATATTTCAATATAATACCTTATCCATATTCTACACCTATATCTCCATTCGATGCTATTGATGTTAACATTGCTGCAATGATTGAAATACAGGGGATAGATAACTATTTTAATTTACTTGAATCATTATTAAAGACACTTCTTTGCAGACTGTATCAGCATAATGGCTACTGGATAATACAACAATTTAATTCAATTGTACCAGGCACTAACGTGATTAAAACTCTTATAAATACATCAAGAAAAGAAGTTCAAAGTGTATCTGTTGTAAGTGTTACATCTACAATTATATTAGACGAATTGACAGCTAACCCTGTACGATACAGGATTAAAGACATTAATTGTTTTTCAATAAAAGCAAATCAAAATAAAAACAAAAGAAAAGTTGGTTATATAGGATGGAAAAATCCTGACTTTGAAATAGGATTGTATGGCTGGACTGCCTGGAATAATGTAATACTAAGAAGGCACAGCGTAAATATTGGTGAATCTTCATATTTATATCAGCAGACAGAAAGCCTGCCGGAGTTAACGCAATTAAATTGTACAATAAAATATAATTTTGTCAAATTTTATTCTTTTGGCGAATCAACAATTACACCTTCTTTATGCACAATACAATTAATTAAAGACCTTGGCGGAGTTGAATATCTGCAGGATAATATGTCATTCAGCACATCATTTAACGCTTTGCATACTTCTCTCATTCCTGTTATTTCACTGCTTGGTAGTTCGCAAAGTGACGATTATGCACAGGTTATAAAGACTGAAAATTATACATTCACTATACCATCAGAAAAATCCGGTAAAATAAGAATTGATTTATTGCCCGGTTTTGTACGTAAAGGGTCTCCTTATATTTATGAATCAGCACAGTTTGAAAGTTGTTTACTTAAACTTGCAACAAATGAAGATGATGATGAGAATTATGGAGAACCGCCAAATGGAATGACGGTTACCGCTTATAAAAAAATAGATAAAAACGAAGTAACGCTTAATGTGTTATATCACGACGATAACAGTGAAAATGATTTCAGTCTGATGAATGCAAACGAAAATGATGAAAGAACGAGAATCTGGTATCCTGCAAATAAATGTCTTCTTGAAATGAATGCTATTGACACGGTTAAATTTAACATTAATAATATGCACGCACTTGAAATAGGATTGGTGCCGGGGCATAGTGCAGAGATGAAAGATTTATTAACATATAACGACATTTATTACATCCCGGTGTATGAAGAAACTGAAATATGGAAAGAGTTAAAAAAATTTATCCTGGTTAAGCACGTAAAAGAGAGCGATACAATTAACACAATAATTGAATATGATGAGTAAAAAAAATATGCAATTTGATGTAGATGGAAAAAAAATTGAACCAAATCAGGTCAACTATGTGCAATATGCAAAAAAAATACTTGATAATTTTCCTGATGGTAAATTGATTTCGAGCAGAAACCTCTATAAATTGATGAATTTAAATATGAACTTAAGCTGGTTTGTTAATGTACTTAATGAAGAAATTATTTTTATTTTTTTTCCGATTTTACTTGACTTTATGCACTGCTTACACTATATTTACAGTAGAAATTAAAGGAGATACAAAATGAAGATCAAAGAAGAAACAAAACAAGAAATTTCCAGAATAATCAATAAACTAAGGAGAAAGAAAATGCCACAAACTTTTGATGTTACCTACACAGCAAAAACCGGCGAAGAAAAACACATTTTCGTAAAAGCAGAAAATGAAGCCGAAGCGTTACAACACGCAAAGTACCAATGCTATACCGGAGAAAAATTTCGCAATCCAATAATAACAAATGAAATTTATTCGACTCCACGGCAAAACGGTTTTCAAGGAAGCGAACGAGGCAACAAATGAATAAATCATTTTACAAACTTGAAATTGATTCCGCACTTTGGCGTAACTTCAAAATAAAATGTAC